AACTTGTCCTATCGTTGCTTTATATGATGATCCGTCTGGATTTCCTTGTGATGTATCACCGGTAATTACAATGTGTATTAAGTCTTGTAATGTAACCCCTGTTGCTAAAGATCTGTCGGTAAGAAATGCCATTTTGTATTTTAATAATAAATACTTTAATTTTGAAAAGTATATGGTATTCCATCCATAAAAAAGAACAAATCACCATCTTGGAATTGTTTTGTAGTTCCAAATATATCGCAAACGGAATATTCCGTATAATCACAATTCGAACAATTTGTTAATTTTATTAATAGACCTGGATATGTATCAAAAAGTGGTGGTAAAGGAATTGTAAGTGTTGGTGGTATTGATGTTTCTATTGTTGCAATTAAAATACAATTATTTCCATATATATCACATCCCCACACATTATATGGTAAATCCATTCCTGATACACCACTAAACACAAGATTTGTCATTATCTTTTTATATTAAGTATTATTATATCGTTGGTAAATCACAACTCACACAAGAAATATCATAATCAATTATTAAATTTATTGTTATTTTAGCATCTGACAATAAATTTGTATTTCCCGGATTACAAGTTGTTCCTGTGACACAAGTATTGAATATTTGAATCGTATTTTTCTGGTAATCAACAACAATATCACCAATACCATAAAAAGTTTTAAGTGTGTCTGTAATAATATTAACCCAATCAACATCTGTTGGGTAATCATCAATTCCGGTTGATGTGTAAAAATTTACAGTTTTTAATTCACCATCTACCGTTATTTCAAGTATGAAATCAGCAGAATTTATAATACAATTTGTATCACCAAGTGTTAAATCGTAAAAACCTTCATTATACATTTGTAAAATACCTCTTTTACCGAAAACACTTGTATTTTGGAATTGTGTATCACATATGTTATATACTTGATATGTTGAGATTAAGTTTGTTCCTTGTAATGTTGTATTTTTTGAATACACACAACCATTGTTATCTGTTATTTGTAAAGAATATGTTCCGGCTGATAACCCAACAACAGAAAGTCCGGTTTGCATACCAACATTTGGACTCCAAGAATATGTAAATGGGGGTTCACCATTATATATTAATACATCAATTTCACCATCATTACCATTTGTTGGTTGTATTAATGAAAAATCAAAGAAAACACCGGTTGATGGTGTGATATTAAATATTTCCGTTTGACTACAACCATTATTATCAGTTACAATTGCGGTATATGTTCCAGAAGATAAATTATTAAATATTGTTTGTGATGATGGTGGTTGCCCGGTTATTTGATACGAATATGGTAATGTTCCACCAGTACTCGCTAAAATTTGAACTGAACCATTATTGAAACCACAAGTTGTCCCTGTTGTTACCGCTGATATTGTGAATAACTGAACATTAGTTATTGTCACAGTTGTTGTGTAAGTGCAAGTCCCATCAGTTATTGTTAATGTGTATGTATCAGATGGTAAATTTTCAAAAGAAAATACAACTAAAGATGTTGTTTCTGTTACCGTATTTGAACTTGAATCAGTTAATGAATATGTGAATGTTCCAGCTGGAACACTATTATTTAATATAATATCAATTTTTCCGTTATTGTTATTACAACTTGAATTTGTTGTATTTACTGAAGTTACGGAAAATGAATTTGGTGTTATTAATGATGTTGAATTTATAAAACTACAAAGTCCAGCATCTTGAACGAAAACAGAAAATGGTCCAGCGTTTAAGTTTGTAAAAGTATATGTTTGTGAAAATGTAACAATGGTTTGTCCGTTACTACCACTAAAATAGTATGGTGCTGTCCCATCAACAATTGTAACCTCAACTTCTCCGTCATTATTAAAACAAGTTGGTTGTGTTACAATAAACGACCCAAATTGAACTGGTGAAACTTTAGTTATTGTTGTAGATTGTGTTAATTCACAACCATTACTATCTGTTATGGTAACAGAATAAACACCAGGGAGTAAATTTTCAACTGAAGCTGTTGTTTCACCATTAGACCATAGATATGTAAATGGTGCGTTACCAGTTAATCCAGTTATAAAAATTTTACCACTACCTGCTGTTGACACACAATTGGCATCATTTACAACATAGAAACCATAACTAATTGGTGTTGATGTGTTTATAATACAAGTTTCCGATCTACCAGAACATCCACCACCATCATTAGCTATAACATAATATGTATTTGGTGATAAACTATTAAAAACATAATCATTACTTACACCAATCGCACTATAAACTAATATATCACTTATATCGTATAGATAAAAATCTATCGGACCATAAACATTTTCTGTAGTTGCGGTTAAAGTTCCATTATCAAAACCACAATTTGTTCCATTAACATCTATTGAGATACAAGTTCCTGATGATATATATATTGGTAATATCGTAGTGCTGAATGCGGAATCAATTACTTCAACAAAATAACTTCCAGCTGGTAAATTATTAACATAATATGTGTTTGTTGTTGCTGATGTTGGTAATAACCCACTTGTTGATATTTCATTAACAGCCCAACCTGGACTATCACCAGTGATATTAAAAAATACTTCACCAAGTCCTAAATTTCCACAATCTCCAGTTACAGAGTAGTTATTTATTGTTATTATACCCATTATCCGTTACAATATATATCAAAATTTATCCCAACATTAAATTCAAAAACATTCTGAATACTTAAAGGAATACAGTTATTGTTATAAACCACTATCGTTTCATTATCTTCATCAATTATAAAGCTTAACCCATAAACTTGTAGTTCAGAACTTGAATTGTTTATTCCGTTTATCCAATCTGTCGGTGTTGGATAACTGGTTCCACTTAAACTAAATCCGAGACCATTAAAGAATGGTGTAGAAGTGATTAAATCACCATTTACTCTTATATCAACATACCAACTTGATGTAATTGAATTTAAAATACAATCATTTGTTGGGTCATACCCATTTGTTGTCAAATAGTTATTTATTACATTTGATAAAACAACACCAAATGAATTTACAGTAGGGTTTGACCCCCAAGGATATAAAGAACATTCTACTTTCTGAATCGGGCAATCATATGCAAACAACTGACCGATTAGTGAGCAAGGATTACAAGGAACTGGAATGATTTGACAACCAGCTTGTCTTCTCCATACAAATTTTTGTCTATGAAATATTGAGTTTTCGTATTTAACACCGGTATTCCATATTGTTGTTGCAGGAACCATTTGTTCGATTAATCTAATCCAATAATCACCAAGTCCGTGAACATAATCCATCATCGTTTGATATGTGAAATTATCATTTGGGATGTTGATTGCTTGTTCTGATTCTAAATATTTCCAATAAATAGATTGTAATGTTGGGTATCCACCAGTCTTTCCGTCTGTAATATATTGGCGGTTTCTAACATTTATCATATTTCTCCAAAATGTCTGTGCAAATTCAAAAAATGTTTTTTGTTTTGGTTTTGGAACAATTTCAGTCCAATCAATACCACCTCTTTGTGGGTATGGTGTATTTGGATTTGGATTACATTTGGTTGGTTCAACATATCTCAATCCTTCGTTTGGTATTGGGTAATTGTAAATTCTTGACATCGACCACACATCATAAACCAAACCTTGAGCTGGGTTCATATGTATATCAACATTTTTAACATTAAGTGTTAATCTTTCATCACCAACTTCATAATACGAGTTAAAATTACCATCAAAACTTTGTCGTAAAAATGGTTCTTCATCAGTCCAACTTTTTTTATTATCAACAACCTTTCTTAATCTAAATCCTAAATCCATATATGGAAATTGTCTATATCTTTGTAGATATTGTTCTCCATAATTAAATGGAAGTAATGTTGTTTGGAAATTTTGGTTCGCACCAGTAAATACACTATTCGTTATATCAACCTTTTCTGGCATTCTATGTTGAGGTGTTGATTCAAACCAACCACCACCAATTTGATAATAAAACGAATCTGTTGCTTGTGGCATACTTGGGTAACCATCATCGTCAAGTGGATAGTCTTCAATAACACTATCAACATTTGATGAAATACTTTGTGTTGTGAACCCAGTATATGTGGTTCCCATAATTGAAAATATATCTGTAGTATCAAGTGTTGGTAATTCTTGTGTGTATGTCCCACCTGAAATTAAAGCATATTGTTTGTCGAAATCATCAATGTTAATTTTCTGATCGGCAACATAAATATATTCATTAAATTCAACGAGTGCTTCTGGCGCTCCAATTAATCTTAATAAGATTTCAATTGATTTTCGTGTTCCTTTTGATTTAAAAAGATATGCTGAATTTAATATTAAGTTTCTATAATATTGGTAATTTAATTCTTCTGGCGTTTGACCTATTCCAACTCCAGAAAATCCATTCGACCCGTTTGAAAAAACGGAATCCAATAAATTTTGTTCTGTAATTGGTGAAATGTTTGTATTCCAACCTAATGTTTGTGCTAAATTTTTTAATAATTGTGACGGAATATCATTCTTAACAATATAGTGAACATTATTCATATTTGGTAAAGCTAAAATGAATTTCATTGATTCATCAAAGCTTCTACCATAAATTTGCAACACTTTTTCCATTTTTTGGTCGTCAGTGTCAAATTCTTTAAACGCACCAGTTGTTAAAAACCTTGAAACCAAGTTTGTTCTATATGTGTCTAAACTTGTCGTAAAATCATTTAATTGTGTCAAATAAGTGTCAAATGCGGCAGATGTAATATCCAAGTTCCAAACACCATTTTTTGGAAAAGTTAAATTTTGATTTGTTAAATAATATGTTCCATCTTCATCTTCTCTTGAAACAACAAATTTTGCCGTATATTGTGGGACTGAACTTCTATCGAGTAAAAACTTTTCAACAACATCAAAGTCTTCATTAAAGACTTTTGATACATTATTATCAGTTGGCCTAATTACTATCTGTTGATATGAAATTGAATTACCAGAAAAAGGATTACCTTCTATTGTAAAATCTAAAACTGATGATGATGTGTTTGTTGGTAAAAAACTTATTATTTTATATGGACTATTATCAACATAAACAGCGTAGTTTTGATAATTTGATGTAAAATTTCTAAGCGGTGACACTCTAATTTCACTAACTTCAAAATTTCTTATTGCATTTACACTATAATCAATATCAAATGGATTCCTAATAACACTTAATGGTATTTCAAATGTTGTTACATCTTCAACTTGATCGTAAATAATATTTTGTGCAGTTTCACTTGTTGTAAAATCACTTTTGGTTGGTAACACTTCAAGTGCTGCTGGAAAATAATTAATAATATTTGTAATTGATGTTGATACTCGTTTTACCAATGAACCATAAAGTGTAAAATTGGTTACTTGTGATAAGTCAAAATTTGGATAAACTCTAAAGTTATTCGCTTGAATTAATCTTGATTGTGCAACACTTTCAATATTTAAAGCGTCCAAATTTATCGGATCTGAAAACGAGCCAATATTAAAATTTCTATTTTGCTTTTCGTTAAGATTTTCAGTAAATTCAAAATTACCCTGGGTAAAACCACCCCCATCGACAAGTTGGAATCCAACCAAATTGTCCGAGAATGTTCCAGCTCCAGATGCTGTTTGTGGGGGGCAAGTATATTTCTTTAAAGCCATTATCCGGTTATGTTATTGAAAGCTTTGCTAAAATCAATATTATTACCTCTATCTTGTCTAACTTCATAAAGTAAGTTATTAAATTGGTCTCTAATTTCGTATAAATTGTATTGTTTGTAAATATTATTACCACTATCGTAAATTGTGTAAATACCATCATCCATAGATTTAGTTTGATTACCATAAAGAGCGATAGCAAGTGTTGAAATATCTTGATCTACAATTTCAATTTCTGTTGTAATTGGATTAAAATATGTGTTTGTTATAATAATATTTTGATTCGGTTGACCGATAAAAGGTGTAGCATTTGGTTTATTTGTCGGTGAAGAAGACGGTGATAATGTGCAAAATAATAGGTTTGATGTCCCTTCAACATAGATATATCTAATTGATTTTTGACTTGTATTTGTTAAGTTTTGAACCACTGGTTCACAATAAAATGATGATGTAATAACCCTAAAAAAGTTTGGGATTTTACTACCATCAGAATTTAGATATTCAACTCTAAACCCAACGAGTCCTTGATTTACAAACTTATTCCTAAATTGTTGTGGAACATTGTTTAAATCAATAACAATCCCTTTAACATTTGGTAATGCTGATAAAATACCACAATCAGTAATTGTTGTTCTAATTTCAGCCGGTCTAATATAAAGTGTATAAATACCAAGTTTATTAAACTGGTCGGCTGGTAATTTTAGATTATAAAGACCACCAAGTAATTCATTATTTGATCCACCAGTATTTGAATTGTGGAAATATGGTCTTAATATTGTTTTAGCATCAAGTTTTGTTAAAACAAAATTTTCAGTTGAATCTCTACTTGGGGTATAATTTAATATTACCTCAACATCGTCCGGACTGACATCCGCGCTTCTTATGGTTCCATATGTGCCAACTGCCACTTCTTATGTTTTAAAAATTTATTGTTCTTTTGTTATAAATACTTATGCAGTATCTTTTTTGACCTTGAAAAATCCATATCCGTATTTTTCTAAATCCCCAACATTATCAACTTCACCTAATCTTTCCATATACTCAAGGACAGCTTGTTTTCCTCGTTCAACAAATACATTTGTTTGAACTTCTGGTTGTGCAATCACATTTAATAATCCTTCATTTTTTGTTAATGCGGACATTACTAAATCATTTTGTGTAAATCCGGAAGAATATGTTACATATAAGGTATAGTCCTCAAAGTCATAATAGTCAATATTGTTTATAGTATATGCTGTATATGTATTCTGTGGGTCAGGCCCCCATACCGTACCAACACATCCAGTTGTTCCGGTAACTTGGACACCAACTTTAAATTTACCACCTAATAAATTATATTTTGGTCCATATTGTGTTAAATCATTTATTGATGATTCAGTATAACCACTGATAATAAATGGAACTGATGTGTAATTACTACTATAAAAATCAGCTAAATTTGTATTTGAATCTCCACTAAAAATGTAATCATAATTTATCGGTGTTCCAGTCCAGTTTCCACCCGCAGGAAAAAATGTTGCAACCCCATATGGGTTTGGTATTGTTGTTTGAGTTACGGGAACTGTGATTGTTTTTTCAACCAATGATATACCCCAAGGTGAATTAGCGGTCATTTTAATCACATATGTTCCATTTGAAGATGGATAAGTATGTGTTATTGGTCCAGACGATGTTAATGTTATTTCTGGTGAACCATCACCCCAATCTAATTTATATGTGATAAGACCAAGAAATTTTACCAGTTCTTGTTCTGATGTGTTATAAAAAATGTAATCAAATGGGTTTAATGTGTTTCCTGTGAAAATAAAATTATTAATCACATCTTTTTGTAAAATAGCACCATCAAATGTCGAATAATATCCAATATCAACAGCGGTTTGTGTAAATAAAATAGGTATTGTTAGTCCTGTTAGTAATGATGTTCCATTAGTCCCACCAGATAAAATATCTTGCATCGAAAGATAAAGTCCGGTTGTTCCAGTAATTGTATTCTCGGTTGTTGCTGTAATATAACAACATTTATCAATATCATAAATAACCTCTGTCCCTGCGGTATAAACCACATTAGTTAAATCCGAGATTATATTCTCTGGTGATATTTTAAAATAATATTTTTGTTCTTCCATTATGGATTTACATATTCATACCATTTTATCGGATTGGTAGAATCTCCAACCCTCGTGTTTGTTGAGGTTTCAAAGACCTCATATGTGTTTGTTGTGTAATCCAAATTAACTTTATAATAAAAATAATCACCACCCAAGAAATTAAATCTTGATGGTGTTATTTGTGGTTGAACTTTATTTGTCATTGTTGAGTAAACACCTCTTCTTCCATTGAAGAACTTCGCTGACATATAAAACTCATCAATATTTATAAAATCTCTTTTTCTTAACCAATAAATAAAAAACCCTTCTTTATCACCAATATAATCCAAATTAAACTTTGGTTTTTTAATATCAACAAGTGGTAATAGTGTTGAAAGTAAAATATTATTTTCAAATTGTCCTTGTTGAACTGGTAATATTATTGAAAAATATAATGTTTGTGTTTTATCTTCTGGTGTATCATAAAAATCCAATTTAAAGAATGACTTTGTGAATGGTTTTGTAAAGTAATAAATGTCAGCAGGCGTAAACCCTTGATTCTGATATGATACATCCCAATTACCAATTGTTAATGTTGTTGCGGTTATTGGTTGTGAATTATCAAAAAATGAAAACTCATAATTTATTTCTGTTGATTGATTTAAAAATTGATTATGTGTGAATCGTAAAGTTTCAAAATCATTGGCAATACCAATAACTTCCTTAACCATTTCTCTTTGATATTCTTCAATACTATCATCCCTACCGGTAAAATCCCATTTCAATTCCACAGGTATATTAACATACTTATCAGTATCCGGAAGAACTATTTTAACTTTATTCACACTCATCTACAGTAGGTGTTGTAATTTCATTTATGTTTTGCAATCCAATTCCTTCTGGATATACTCTAAATATATAATTAGAGTACGGGTAGTGTTTTCCATTTAAAAATGGATAATCAACACCAATATCTGATGTATCAATAAAACCATATGTGTATATTTCTCTCCATCTAAAACTATTTGATAAATTTGAATAGTAAGCATAATTCGGAACACCTAAAACACCAGATCTTGGTGCTTCTTCAATATAATCTGAAAATACTCTAATAGTTAAAGGTGAATGTGGTTTATAATAATAACCAAGTGGGTTTGTTGCTGGTGATTTGGATGGAACATTAAAATGTTTATCATTAAATGTTATTTTATGATTTATATCCGATATAACCCTTTCCGTTTGTTCGTAATCATTCCATTCACAATACGCACCATCTATAATATCACCAATATTTAAATCACCATTATAATAGAATGGGTCTGGAGGTGGTGGTGTTGTTGATGAATTGTATTGTAATTGTGGAATACCAGTTGATGATAATGGATTTGTTTGATCCCACCAAGAATTTGGTAACTTATTAATTAATGGAACATTAAAATCAAAACCTTGTTTTAAATTTTTGGTCCAACCAAAATAACCCTTCCAAATCGTTGTGAAAAATAATTCTGTAATTGGTCGTTTTTGATTATCTTTTAGTGGTTTTATATCAATATCACAATTAAAAGATAGGGTATAACTTTGATTACCTTCTTTTATTGATGTTCTTTCAACACTATTTGGTGTGATTACACTTTTTTCAAGTTTTGTTTTTGACCTAAAATTATTGAGCTCGAATCCGGCCTTTAATAAAACCGCACAATCAGCTTCAGTTAAAACTTTATGAATCCTTACATAATATTTTGATGTTGTTTCATTAACATTTTCATTATTTAAAATTCGTTTAAAATTACCAATTGTTCCTGATTGGAATGTTGTTCCTGTATATCCAATATTATCAATATTGAATATATACAAATCACTATCGTATCCAACATCACCTAAACTACTAATTTGGAAAATATCTGTCCCATTATAATCAAAAGGTAGTCGAACATATTCACCGGATTGTAATCCGTGTTTCATTGGACATTTGAATGATATTTCATTTGGGTTTTGATCCGTTCCAACTGAAATATAAAATGGAATTCCATCATTTGCTAACCAATACCAAGAAGCTTGGGTTTCTGGGTCAATTACATATAATGGTTTATCGTAATCGTTATCAAATGCATATGTAATGTAATTAGACCAATTATATGTGCTAGCGCTTTTGTTTATAAAAGTTAAATGATTATTTGGTGGTTGTGTATAACCAGGTGTATTATTGTCGGTTCTAACAAAATCAAATTCAAAATATTGCGGATAACCTTCCCAGGGTGTGTTTGGATTTGTAATTTGGGAAATCGTATTATTGATAGCATTTGTATAATACAGATTATTCCTAAATGGAACATAAGTTGTATTACCAATTAATTCATTTTGGAAAATAAATGAATATTTACAAGTTGGTCTAAATATTGTTGAATTTTGTCTTTCTTCATCAAAAACACTTTGTAAACTTAAATCCACATTCCTATCAAACTCAATGATTTCTTTTTGTTCACCATTAAGTGTTATATCCAAAGATAAATCGGTATTCTGTGATGATTTAAATCTTTCGTTACCTAAAACAATTGTTGTTGTATTATCAATTCCCATTATCCTTCTGTTGTTATATAAAGTTTAACGAATTTATCGATTGCTGTTTTTCCATTATTTAAACCAAAATAAAAATGGTATGGAGCACCAACAACATAATTACCTGTTGTATCTCTAGCTGGTTCTGGGTCACCAATTGGTGTAAAATTAGTTAAGAATCCAGTTGGTGTTGGATTAGCTTGGAAATATTCATTAGGTGTGTAAAAATCTAAATCTTGATAACCTTTAGTGTAGAAACCACCAGACGATAGAACATCTGTATACCAGTTGTTATTTTCAGAACCAAAAATACTATTAGCACCATCTGTTATATCCCATCTATAATGTGGAACATCTTGTGTTTTCGGATATCCGTAATAATTTTGTAATAATGGTGCAAAATTTATCGTTTCAAACCCTGGTGATAAGTTTCTTCTACTACTAAAATCAATTTGTGGTGATTCAAAAAATACACCAAATACTGCACTTGGTTGTGATTGTAAATCACTTCCAAAATAAATTGAGTTTGGATTTGGGTAATTTTCTGATATAAATGGACTAACTCTCCATTCGGAGTTTATTGAAAACATTTGAGCGAAATCACCATCAATTCTATCACCCTTTCTATCACTATTAAAGAATTGAATAATACCTTTTCCTTCTGTATTGTCTCCAGCTGGGTTCGAAATTGGTAATACAGATTTCCTAAAGTTTTCATTTAACATTCGTGATAGGAAACCAACTTGGATAATATCCGATAAATCTTGATATGATGTTGATTTAACTCTATCAACAAAATACGAATTAAAATTACTATTATTACAAATTTCTGAAATAAAACTTTCTCTTGGTCCTAAATCTGTAATTGTAGTTGGAAATTGTATTTGTTTTTTATTATAACCAAGACCAGGATAATCATTTATTAGTTTTGCCGGCCAAGAACTTGGTGGTGTGGGACTATTTTTACCAATAAAATTATTACCATCCCAAGGTGATGACCTATAGTAAAAACCATTGTTAATGTCATTAAATAATATAACATCATCACAATAGGTGTATGTTGGGTTACTTACATTATTTATCGGATAAATTGCAGTTTTATTAAACGAAAACATATATAAAACACCATTTACCCAGTTATTTTGGAATGTTTGAGCGAATACACCTCTACAAGCGGCAAATGTAATAGTAAATCTAGCTTTCCATTCTAAAAACAATTTTGCGTCACTTCCGTACTCAGCAAGATATTTTTTATTTAATAAACAAAAACAACCATTAACAACTCTATTGGTTGGAACTGAACAATTTTGATTTACGGTAACACCAGTTCCAGTACCTTGGTAACATTCTAATGAAACCATACCATCACAACTTAATGTTTGTGTTAGACCACCTAAATCATTATCAAAACTTTCTCCAGATGGTAAGGCACCAGCTATTCCTTGAGTTGGGTTTGATGTAGCACCATCGGCAGTATAATAACAGAAATTATTATTTTGATGGAGGGCGTAACCGGTTCTTGGTCCTGGACCATCTTCAATACAAGACGATGTTGGTAATCTATCACTTCTCATTACGATATTATTACTATCAGAAAAATTAACACCGGTTAATTCACCAGAATTTGTGTATTTGTAATAAGCAGCAGAATATAATGTGTAAACAATTTCAGATGTTGTTGTACAATTAGAAATATTCGATTCGTATTTAGGATACCCAACTTGTGTATCGGTCCAACAATTAGACCTATACGCACCAATAATTGTTGTGTCAACATATTGTTCTAAACCAATAAAAGACCCACCACCGATGAAATTTGATTGATTTCTATATAATTGTAACGATTGATTTGATGTTGTATTTGGATTACCATATGAACCAATTGTTAATGTTGCGGTAGGAATACTTTTATATGTTGAACCACCATTTGAGTATATATTCAATGTTGTATCATCGGTTGATAAATAATAATAAGGATTTATTGATGTAAAAGCAGAATAACTATTTGATGGTGTAAAAGTATATGATGGGAAATAAACACCAGTTGATATTGTATTATTGGGTGTGTTATGTGTTTTAGGTGTTATAAGTCCTGATTGAATTGGGATATTCAGATAATACGAACCTTGTATTGTGATTGTATTTGGTGTTGTATGTCCGAAAATTTTAGATAAATCATATTTTATTATCTGTTTTTCTGTGTATGGGTCAACACCTCTAACTAAAATTATAACTTCATATTCTGTATCATAATTTTCAATCATTTCTAAAGCAACAAAATTATTAGTGTCAAGTGATATTGAATTACCATTAGCGTCTGTTGTTGTTATTGTTTGTGGTGGTGTTTGTATGTTATTATTCTTATCAACAGTATCGTATGATATTATATGTTTAAGGTAATCTTTTGGAAAAAAGGATGTTGAAGTATCAGATTGTGTTAAAAAATTTGAAACTGACATACCGGTTAAAACTTGAAAATATTCAATATCAGGAAGATACTGCATATAATTTTCCGTCAATCCAGTTTGTGTAATAGAAATTGTTGAAATACCGGTTGAATGTTGGATTTGTATCGGTAAAGTTGTTTGACTTGATATTGAAGTTCCAGTAATAGAATTTAAACCAAATTGATTTGTTGTTGCACCAGTTAAATTAATATTACCATTAGATTTATTTGGGTCTTGGAATGTAATTATATTTCCAACACCCATTTGACTTGTTGTTCCTTGTTTAGATAATAGAACAATCACATTATCTTTAAATGATGGGTTCGATAATAATGGATTTATTGTTGTTGTGATTTCATTAACACCACTAAAAAAATTATCTCTTGTATTAAATTCATTTAGTTTTTGTGGATAACTCTCAGCCTTTGGTCGACCGAAAATCCTTGGGTCATCATTACTACCAGAAACTTTATCACCCCAAAAAAGAAATGGTTGTGGTGCTTTAAATTTATTAAAATTATTTAAGTCGGTATCTTCCCAACCAGAAAACATTCTTCTAAAATCAACAGAAGCATTAGCGACAACATCATTTGTTATTTGTTTTTCAACTAAACGATTGATTAGTGATTCTAAATTATAATCCCATGCGGTCGATGATTCATAAAAGTAACCTCTATTATCATCATCCTGTTCAAATAGTGGTCTATTTTCAAGGTTTGGGTGATTCACTAAATTATATGTTTGTGAAATATTTATTGGTGCTAAAAAAGAATTTGAATTGGCTAAAGTATTATTTGAACCTTGTTGATTTGAATCAATTTGTGATTGGATTGTGTTTGAGTCGAAATTATCGTCCATTTCAGCGTTTCCACATTCACAATCACAATTATTACATTCTGGATATGAAATCATTGGTAACCCAATTCTTGGGAAACCTTTAACCTTTAAGGCGACCGCAACAGCGAAAGATGTAAAGGTTAATGCTAAAGCAACTTTAAATATGGCAACAGCGCTTAAATATACTGCATACGCTATTAATCGAATCCATTCTAAAAACCAACCAGTATTTATTATTGGTCCACCAATATTTGCGCTGAATATACCGGCGGCGGCATTTATTGATTGTGCTGAAGTTTGTAAGGCTTGAACCGCAGCAACACCAGCATCGTATGTTAAATAAATTCCAAATATAATTAAAACATATTTTAATATTGGCCAGATAAATGAAATTAAGTGTGCAACAAAAAGTAATACAAGAATTGGAAATGATAATATGTTTATTAGAATGTTAAATACGAAAAATATAAAATCAAAGTTTCGTATTGCATCATTTACCGGAAATGTATTTACGGTTGTTTTACAACTTCTATTATCAATTTCTTTAATACCTAAATGTCTTGCTCTACCAAGACCATTTTTGTATCTATCCAAAAACATTGCTGTTGTGTAGACCTTATTGTAATTAAATTCGTAAAATGTGTCCTCACAATTAATAGCTATTTGTTTGTCATTATAATCGTCCCAATCCAAACTAAAAGCGTATGATTTTAAAACATCAAAATAACCTTGTGGTAGAAATTTAAAATTTATTGTTTGTGGTTGCGTATTATCCGTTGGGTTTGACACAACTTGTATTGTATTACCGGCTGATACTGGAATTGATGTTATATCACCATAATATGGTTGGTTATTTATTAAAACTGTTAAATTTGATGAATTAACACTACCATCAAATATTATACCACCAGTTCCTGGAACTGACGTTGAACCAGATATAATGCCAACTGGTAGTGTTATTGGGAATAATGTTGCACTATTTGGATTAAAAGGATCTGTATTTGATGAAACCCATCCGTGTTCTTTAATATTTGGAACAAGGAAATTTGCCCTTAAAAATTCATTTTGTAATCCTTGTTCGTTTTCCCACTTAAATTTAAATCTATATCTACCCTTTGTTGGAATACCTTTTTTGGGGTCATTTGATATTACTTGTTGTCCAAATTCGTTTGTAATTACATAATCAATATTCATCGGGACATTCACAAGAAAGGAACCATCACCATCAATTACTTTTCCATTTTGCTCAAACTGATATTCTTCAAGGATTGGTAAATTATTTTGATCCGGAAAAATTGTTTGTCTAATCGCTAAAATCTGTCCGGGTCCGGCAACCAATTCACATAAATTACCGGTATTATTTTTTGGTTTACAATTTGTTTTTAAAGCATCATCGTCAGATGTTGACATTATGGATCCCATAAAAACAGCTGTTGGTTCAATTTTAATATTTGCTTCAGCTGTTAAATCAAAATCGACTCTTGTAATACCAAATTGACAAATATCCACATCACCCCAAAATGGTGAAATTTCAATAACTTTATTTAAAGTTTTAATTTGTGGTAATTCACTTAAATTTGTTGATGATTTAAATCTATTCCCATTAACTTGTGATGGATTTGCAACACCAGCATCTATCAAATCTTGTGGTGCTAATGAAAAACAACCGATGTCAGATAAATCAACATCCATTACCAAGGTTTGTGTTCCAGTTGGAACACCAAATATCATAAAATCACCACTATCATTTGTCTTAACAGAATACTTATAATACTTATCATATACTTCAATGTATGATTGATCCAATAACACTTCTTGTCTTGTTGGGAATGTTCCAGTTACTGCGTGAACAGAATAAGATGGGTCTTTTGGTAATAAATTATATCTATAACCTTCTTCGTTTAAATCGGATAATGTTTTATATGGATATAATTCTGATATAATTGGATTTGTTTCGTCTTCTTGTGTTAATGGAACGAAAACAGATACTTTAGCGTTTGGAATACCAAAACCACCATTTACTAATACCCTACCAACAACAACACCATAGTCAGAACAAACTCTGGTATAGATATCGGATTCATTTATTTTTAATGAAAGTATTTCTAATTGTTCGAAATCTTGTTCTAACTTGACATTTACATATTTGTCTTGACCGATTTCGGTTCTTATTCTATATGATTTGGGCATTAAATTCTACTTTTTTGATAAATAGTTTATTTCCTATTTTCAAAAAATAATCTTGTTTTAAAAAAAGTAAAAGAAATAAAAAACCCCACTTGTTGAGGGTGGGGATTAATTTTAAACTATATTGAAATTATACTACAAACCAATTGTTCTTTTCGTCGATTTTTAATGTTTTTAATTTTGTTACAATATTTTTTAACACTTCTATTGATTCTTCACCACTAACACTATCAAATATATCATCATGTCTTCTAAATTTTGAACCTATCATTTCTTCAATCTCTTTAAACACATTAATTCCTTTTATTTCTGATCTGATTCTTTTATTACCTTGTACTAATATCATAATATTATAATTATCACCAATTGGGTCAGCTTGTATTCTAATTACATTTTTATTTGGTGTTGATTCTTTTGGGATTCTTAATAAAAACCCTTTTCCCCATTTTTCAAAACCTAAATCAATTGGTGTTTTCTGTTCATTAATAATTTTCTTTACAATTCTTACTAAATCTGATTCTGTTAATCTTATTATTTTTTTCATCATTTTTTTTTGATTTGTTATTTACAATATAAATATATTTTATTTATGAAAAATTCACGGTTTTTAAATTAATTACCCTAACATTAATATCTTTATTTGGAAACCTAACTTGGTAAATCTGTGTTGGTTCAGCAAATATTGTATCATTGATTAATTCAATTTGTTTTGTTGCTAAATCGGAATACCTTTGAGATGTTTGATTTGATGAATATTGTCCTCCAACTTTATTGTAGAATCTAATATCTGAAATACTAACAATACCATTTTCATTTTGAATAATTCTTCTCAATTCTGAAACATTAACATTTTGTCCTAATTGTCGTGTTGTCGGACTAAAGAATGTTGTAACCAAATTAATAAGTTTAGAAACAAGTGCTCCTTGATTTTGTGTTGCATCTAAAACAACATCAACATCAACAGATAAATCAATTGGATTTGCACTTTCAATTGAAATATAGTCGTTAATCATTCTATAATTTGATAGGTAATTTGCAACATTGTTTTTTAATGTATTTGATATTGTATCTGTTAAATTACCACTAGCATCATAAGATAACATTTTTATTTTAATCTTATTATTTTCTTCAGTAATTGAAACCTTCGCTGGTGCACCAAATTGTGATGGCATTGTTCGAATTAAAGACTCATAGTCGTTAATTGTTGTTGCTCTATTTTGTGCTGCAAAGTTAAATGAAACCATTTGTCTAACATCTTCTGTCGTTGGTGCATTTGCACCACCAATAGCAGCTGTTACATTATTACATCTTAATGTGTTAATCACACTTCTATTCGCACTTTCAGATGGACCATTAACAAAGAATGAGACTGTCCCAATTTGTGTTATAACATTTGAACCGAGATTTGACCCTTGTCCACCACCAATTCTATACTGAATGAATAATGTGGAATTTGATTTTAGTGCTGAACCTAACGCTAAATTATTTGAATATTTATTCAAATCAAACGAATTTCCGGTTCTTGCAAATTCTCTTAATTGTTCTTCGGCTGAAATATTTCCACCACCAAATGTCATTTTTAAATAACCTTCCGGTGTATATTCTGATATGAATTTTGTATTTGTTGTAATATATCTACCAACTTTAATTCCTGGTTGATCCGATACTTTTGTTGGGTCTTCGATAAACACTCGGTCTTCGGCAAGAGCTTTTACTTCATACCATCTATTATCAAGACCTAAAAATTCTTGTGGTTCTGGAATGTTAGTGTATTGTGTCCCATCTTTTAGAATCACACTTGTAATACCCAACACATTTTTTTCTGGTAAAAACATTTCAAAATATGGTTTTACATCATTTGGTGTAATAACCCTTTTGAATACTTTGGTGATACCATTTACAACAACTTCTCTTTTAGTGATTGTATAATTTAACAATTTACCATTTGAATCAAAATTTGGGACTTTTAATCTATTTGGTGAACCTTCCGCATTAATTGGTGATGCGAAATCAATATCATATACGGTTTCAAATGGTTGTCCAGCACCAGACACTTGAGACCCTCTTCTTAATATACCACAATACCTTAAATCTTCTTTATCACCAAAAGCTGGAACTGTAATTGAAAAATCAACTAACGCTACGGATGGTCTTTGACCTGGAACTTTTAATCCATATGTTCTTGCGATATTATAAACAGATGATTTTTGTTGTGCGTATTGTAATACCGTTTCTTGAATACTTCTATCTATCTGAAAATGTAAGTTATCGGTTACGGCTGCATTTAAATCCATTAATACAGAGAAAACACCAGCATCATTAAAATTTTGAATAAGATCTGGGTAATATGTTCTTGTAAAATTGATAAGTTCAGTTCTTATCGTTTGAAAATCTCTAGCGGTGTATGATATTTTTTTCTCTGCCATACTATTAAATATTGATTATAACAAAATCAGTCGATTCAAAAGCTTGACTTGTTATTCTATAATTTATTTTTATTTTTGCGGTATGTTCTTTTTCACCAATCCCTTGGACGGTGTATTCTCTTTCGCCTTGTGAATTTACAAAAGTTCCTTTGTTTTCTTCACCTTCCGAAGCATCCTTAACTTCTATGTTTATAATTTGTAATCCTGGAATGTATTTTTCAACAGAATCTCTAATTTCAGCTTCAATATCAGAAAATGTTGGTCCATCAAGAGGTTCAAAAATATATTCATACAATCTTGTTCCGAAATCTGGTAAATAATATCTGGTTCCTTTTCTTGTTAATAATAGATGAACTAAATCACTTCTAATTTCTTCATCACTGGTATCTGATAAATCTAAATACCTACCATTAAACGATTCTCTAAAAGGAAAATTTATTCCATATGTAACACCATTTGCCATATCAAATAAATATAAGGGTTGGTTATTTTATATAAATAAAAAACCCCAACTTGGAATTGGGGTTAGTTTTAAATTATTTATATAATAAATATTAATGTTTATCACTTAAAAGTTTTGATAAACCCATTAATAAACCAGTAACACCCCAACTTATAGCAAAACCAGCAACCATAGGTGAAGCAACGGTACCAACTAAAGCACCACCAATAAGTATTGCCGCTGGAACTCCACCCCAAGCTGATATATTTCCAGCTCCTATTGAATTTAGTATATCCGCAACCTTTTCTTTTGGTGTCTGGTTTTCATCTTCTTCAATTTCTCCACCAATTTCTTCATCACTAATATCTTTTATTTTGTTGTGAACTTCTTTAGCTGAAGAATATTCATCGATACCTAAATCATCTAAAGTGTTTTTAAGTTTCATTTTTTCTCTTTCAGACATATTTGAAACGATATCTTCTAATCTATCCAACACCTTTGGTGTTTCAATAACTTTTTCTATTTTATCAGCAGCTTTAGTTTCTTCTTGTTCAGTAATAACTTTTTTAACAATTTTAGTTAAATCCGATTCTGTTAATCTAATAATTTTTGACATAATTTAATTTTATTATAAATATATCTTAAAAAAAAAATCACCAAATTCTTGGTGATTTTTTTTTTTAAGATGAACATCCAAAACATTCAAATTGACTATCTTCTGGTTTTTTTGGTATAACATCAACCGTTGGTTTTTCAACTTTGGTTGGTTTTTCAATTTTAGAAATATCCACCGCTAAATGTTTTGCTCCGGTTGAGATTGCTTTTGTTCTAACATAATAACATAAAGTCTTTAAACCTTTTTCCCAAGAATGGAAATGTGATGATGTGATTTTAGATAAAGTTGGGTTACCCATATAGATATTCATCGATTGTGATTGGTCGATAAATGGTGCTCTATCTGCTGCCATATCAATTAACTCTCTTTGTGAAATCTCCCAAATTGTTTTATATTTTTGAATCAAATGTTCAATTCGTTTAACTTTTTTGGTATAATTTTTATCTTCAGGATCCAGATAATTATTAAAGTTGATATTTTGAATTGACCCTTCATTAACAATAATTTCATTTTTCAATTCTTCAGACCAAATACCTAATTTTTCAAAATCATTAATTAGATACTTATTTACAATCATAATTTCACCACCAACAACTCTTCTATTAAAGATTGCAGAATGTGCTGGTTCTGTCATTTCATATGAGCCGGTAATTTTTGCTGAAGATGCTACCGGCATTTGAGCTGTAAATAATGAATTACAAACACCATAATCGCTGACACTTTTTTTCAATTTATCCCAATCCCACATTCCTGAAAGTTGTGTACTATCTAACCCCCACATATCGAATTGGAAGATTCCATTAGACATCGGTGATCCTTCAAAATGTGTGTATCGTTCATATTTACCATCCATACATAATATGTTACTCTCGTAAATTGCAGCGTAATAGATAGTTTCAAAAATATCTTTATTTAATTTTTTAGCTTCATTTGAAGTGAAGATATAATCCATAAGATAGAAGACATCAGCTAAACCTTGAGTTCCAATTGCAATTGCTCTTTGTTCCATACCACCTTTTAAACCTTTTTTAGTTGAATAGTTGTTAATATCAATAACTCGGTTTAAAGCCCTAACAACTTTACGAACCTCATTAAATAATAATTCGTGGTTAAACTTACCTGATTGAATAAAGTTCTTTAATACAATTGAAGAAAGGGTACAAATCGCTGTGTCGGTTTCATTTGTGAATTGGAAAATTTCAGCACATAAATTAGATTGTCTGATTGTTCCAATATTTTGATGGTTAGTTTTTCTATTCGCACTATCCTTGGCACATAAATAAGGAACACCAGTTTCAACTTGTGATTCAATTATTTTAGACCAAATTTCTTGTGCTTTAACTTTCTTACCTAAACCCAAAGAAATTGCTTTATCATAGATTGCTTCATACTCATCACCATAAGTTTCTTGTAATGGTTTAAGTCCTGCTTTACTAATATCGTTAGGGCAAAACAAATACCAATCACCATTTTCCCTAACAGCTTTCATAAAGTTATCCGGAATCCATAATGCGGTGAATAAATCACGAGCTCTCAATTCTTCAGCACCAGTATTTTTCTTAATATCCAATAAATCAAGAATATCCTTATGCCACGGTTCTAAATAAATTGCAGCACTACCAGGTCTTCTACCCTGTTGGTTAAAGAATCTCAATGATTCATTTACGATTTTTAAATATTTCAATAAACCACCGGCAAAACCACCAGATGTCGATATTCTACTTTCTTTACTTCGAATATTAGACATTGCCAAACCAATTCCAGCTGCGTCTGAAGAAAAAGTTGAAATATCATTTAATGTATCCAATAAACCTTGTCTTGAATCTGAATTATTATAATGTAATACACAAGATGCTAATTGTGGAACTTTTGTTCCGGCATTAATCATAATTGGTGTTGCTTTAGAAATAAGTTGATTTGATAAAGACTTATAGTAATCAACAGCTTCAGTAAATGAATTGGTAACCCATAATGCAACTCGCATATACATATGTTGTGGTCTTTCAACAACTTTACCATTTGGTCTTTTTAATAGATACATTTCTTGTAAAGACCTCCAAGCAAAATAATCAAAGTTATAATCTTTTTCGTGGTCGATTATACCATCAATTATTTCTTCGCCATAAGATTTAATAATCTCAATAAGTTTTTCATTAATAATACCATCATTATATAATGTATTCATTGTTTGTGAAAAACTATCATTAGTTTCTTTATGGTATGATGAAATCGCAACAGACGATGCTAATCTCGAATAATCGTGATGACTACCGGTATAGGCCGCAGCAATTTCATAAACCAATTTATCCAACTCTTTAGTTGTTATTTCACCTTCAGTTGGGACGGAAGTGATTACTTTGATAAAAATTTCATCAGAATTCACATTTAATCCTTTTGCGGATCTTTTTACTCTGTTGTAAATCTTTTGAGGATTAAACGACGCTGAATCCCCGTTTCTTTTAATTATTTTTAGTGACATATATATTATTATTTAAAAATCATCAGTAAATGATATGGTTTCATTTAATTTCGCTTTTTGATATTCCATTGTTCTTGATTCAAAGAAATTACCTTTTGTTTCAACCGCAATTTGTTCCATAAACTTAAATGGTTGTTCTACATTGAACTCTTTACTACAACCAAACTTAACGAGTAGTCCATCAACAACAAACTCCAAATATTGTTTCATTAAATTTGAGTTCATACCGATTAAAGATACTGGTAATGATTCGGTAATAAATTCTTTTTCTATTTCAAGGGCAGATAATAAAATTTCTTTAATCCTTTTTTCTGATGGTTTATTTTCACAATGGTTATTTAACAAATGGATTGCAAAATCACAATGTAAGTTTTCATCTTTAAAGATTAGTGAGTTAGCATTACACAATCCCTGCATAATACCTCTTGATTTTAACCAGAAAATAGAACAAAAAGAACCAGAAAAAAATATTCCTTCAACAGCAGCAAACGCAACTAATCGTTCCTGGAATGATGCGTTTTCAATCCAATCTAATGCCCATTTTGCTTTCTTCTGAACAGCTGGTAATCTATCTATCGCATTAAAACACTCATCCTTTTCTTGTGGATTATTAATGTATGTGTCAATTAATAATGAATACATTAAAGAATGTATGTTTTCCATCGCTAATTGGAATCCATAGAAGAACTTAGCTTCAGGGTATTGAACTTCTCTATAAAAGTTTTCAGCTAAATTTTCATTTACAATACCATCGGATGCTGCGAAAAACGATAAAACATTTTTAACAAAGTATTTTTCATTATCTGTTAAATTGTTCCAGTCACGAATATCATTCGTTAAATCTACTTCTTCTGCCGTCCAGAAAGCAGCTTGATGCATTTTGTAAAATTCCCATATATCATTATGTTCGATTGGGAATATAACAAAGCGGTTGGGGTTATCTACTAATATTTTTTCCATAGCACAAAGTTAATTATTTTTTTATGATTTTTGTTCTTTTTGTTGTCTTTTTTCCAATAATTCTTTCACTCTTTGTCTTTGTCGTTCTTCTTTTTGTTCTTCAAGACCAAGGAATGTGGTTGTTGATTCGGTATCAATTTCAATCATAGCGTTATCAAACTTACAATTTTCAAACACCACACCATCATCCCCAATACGAGACTTGGTAATTGCTATTGTTGCCAACTTCATTTCTTTCTGTTGTAATGTTTTTGCTACAGAAATAATTACGTGTCCCACTTGTGCTTTCTTAATTGATCCACCCATCTGGTCTGTTGTTACAACTTCAGAAGAAATTGAAGAACGATTACCTTGTGTTGCTGTCCAACCAACAAGATTAAGTTCGTGACACATTGCTTCAAATCCTCTCATAACTGAACCTTCACTCTTCCATTCATCTCCAAGGTTTTTATCTGGAACAATACAATCAATGTAATCAACAACAACCATATCTATCTTGACACCATCTGCAATCATTTTTCTAATTTCATTTTTGATTTGCAACATTGTTACAGTATCAGAAGGTAATTTTTTCAAATCTAAAGTATTCTCCATTGTACTTTCGATTTCTTTTACTTTCTTTAAAACATCTTCTTTTTTCTCTGACAATTCGTCAGGGTGAATCTTTGTCCAGAGTGTGAAATGTTTTCATAACTTTCAAACTCACCACCATCAATAATTTTTTGTGCTTGTTTCATTACTTTCTGTAATTCTTGTTGTTTACAGAATTTAAGTGCTTTTTCTTGAACGAAATCAGCCCCATCAATAGGTGCGGACTTAATTTTCTTAATCGTATCAAGAACAACTTTAACTGCGGTTTCTTGTTGTAGTTCGGATTTTGCGACTTGTTCTAAAGTATCAAACGATGGTGTATGTTCGTATTTTTTATAATACTCCTTAATCATCTGAATGATGATTTTGAAATACTTGTTTTCAAAATAATTGTTTTCAATTACATCAATTATTGAATGTGAAAACTCTTTATCTAAAATGATTTGATTAAGTAATTGAATTTGGAAATTATTACCAAGGTATTCAAAGTTTTTGTTTGTCGCCATATATTTTCTTTCTGTTAGTAATGATAAATACTACTAATATTAGATAAATTGTGGATAAAAATAATTAAATTTTTTACCTGAAAAAATGTCAGTAAGTTCAGATAATATTGTTTTTAGCTTTGGGCGTAAATCTACAGTGTATCTTACCTTTGGTGGGTATACTTTTGCGTCAAACACTCTATGACAAATTGTCATATTTTCCACCTTAATATAAAGGTTAAAGTTTTCATCACCTTCAGTGATTGATGTATTTAAAACATCCGGATTTTCAGAAATTTCGTACTGGTTATCTAACATATAAACAATTGACCTCATCTTCAAATCATTTTGAAGTTGATTGCAAAAAGTTCTGATATAGTCATAAAATTCCTCTGATTTATGTGCGGTTTTGTTAAAACCTTTCACATTGAAAAATCTTTGTACTACGATGTTTTCATTACACATTAACAAAAATTCAACCTTTGTTACATCCTGTTCTCTCATTTTTTTTAATTTTTTGTTTTGTTTCTAAAATTTGTTTTTTCTTTTCTTGATAGTTTCAAAAATGGTTTTAAAAAATTTACCCAAGCGTCATCACCCTTTGGGAGAAATTTAAAAAATCCGTCGTCCATCATCATTCTAATTAGGTTTCTATGTCCTCTTCCGTCTGGATCCAACGACTCCGAGTAATATAGTTTAACTAATTCTTTTCCTTCTTCAGAAATTAGTGGGTTTGCAAGGTCAACTAACTTCTCGTTTACTGTGAAAAACTCTTTTCCAAATATCCCTTCTTTGGTTTTACCATTAAGTAGATTTTGTAAAGCAACATTTCCTTTTTGTTCCAAAAGTAATGTTTCCGCCTTTGTTAAAATATCAGTATATTTTAATTCAGTATCAAGTATTTCTGGAAACAATTTTAGAAATGTTTTTTCACCCAAATAAAAAATCCCATCAATATTATCCGAACTATCACCAGTTAATATTTTATAGGTCTTAATATTATAGTGTGGGATTTTGGAACTATCCATTTTAATCCCATCACCATTCTTGTAATATTTTTTTTGTTGGGGTGAATATATTGTTACCGTTTCGGAAATAAGTTGTGTTAAATCTCTATCGGATGAAAATATTGTTTTATCTTCATCTTCTGAAATTTGACAATAATAAGCAATCAAATCATCAGCTTCAGATTCTTCTACTTCCAATTGTCTAACAAACATTTCTTCAAGGTATTGTTTTACCCTATTCTTTTGATTTAAGAACGATTGTTCTTTATAATCAACATCTACCTTTTGTTTTCGGTTTAATTTGTATTTTGGGTATATAATTCTTCTCTGTGAAGATCCAGTTTCACTGTCCCAACAAACAACAATCTTATTGTAATTATTTTCTTCTAAAAACTTTCTTAATGTGTTTAGGAAATGCCAAGTTCCACCGACGTGTTCTCCTTTATTAAAGAAATCTTTAACACCGTGGAAACCTACTTTTAGTAGGTTGTTTCCATCAACCAATAAGGTTTTAGTCATTTGTTGTTTCGTTAATAGGGTTTGACAATACTGGTTCTTCTGTTGTGATATATTCTGAAAAAAATTCACTAAATATCGCTTCCATAACTGGAATACATATTGAATTACCGGCTAAAGCTACGTGGGATGTATTTGATAATGAAGTTGTAAGTAATAAATCAATATCTTTTTCTTTTACACCCATAAATCTATAACCTTCTCTTGCTGTAATATTTCTAACTCGACCATCTTCTGTCATAATCTGTGGAGACCCACTTGTCGTTAAACAAGGAGAACAACCATCGATTGAATATATTCGTCTTGCTTGATCGTAACTCACATCATTTCGTCTAGCAATTAACTTACAGATTGAATTCTGTTTTGGTTGATGTAGGGTATAATCACACTCAACAATTAACGATTGATTGAAATCTTGTTCGATAAATGGTTTCATCGGAACTCTATCTTTTTTGTGATTATCAACATTCATCATTTTTTCTTTAACTTCTTCAATACTACTATTTAGTACTGACATCATAAAAACTCTTTCTCTATTTTGAGGACAACCGAAGTCAGCACCATTTAATACTCTCCAGAATGAACTATAACCAAGACCTCGTAAGAAATAGATGTGTTTTTGGAAGTTATCGATATGATTTTTTGATATTAAATTTTTAACATTTTCCATCAAAAGATATTTTGGTCTATTTACACTTAATAATCTTTCAACTTCAAATAATAAGCCACTTCTTGTCCCCTCTTTAATCCCTTTTTGAACACCAGAAATTGAAATATCCTGACAAGGGAATGAATATGTTAGTAAATCACATTGGGGGAGTGTCGTTTCATCAATCATTCTAATATCACCAAGATTACCATTGGTTGTTGTATGTAAAGCATTATAAGATTCATTAGCCGGTTTAAAATTGTCGCAATTCGCAACATTTTCATAATCAACACCAATGTATTTCAAGGCTAGCTCTTGTGTTCCATAACCAGAAAATAACGATACTACTTTTAATTTGTTATTAGTCATAATTTTATTAATAATTTGTTACTTTTTTACTCGTCATAATTATCGTCATTAGATTCTTCTAATGCGAATTCAGATCCACCCATTTTTACTTCCCAATAATCAGCATAATCTCTTTTATATTTATCTAACGATTCTTTCGTATCTGAAATATAACCATTATGAACCGCAATAATCTTACCATCTTTATAACCCAACCCGTTTACGTGGTTTTTAAGTATGGATATTTTTGTTCTAATAGCGAATGATATTTTTCTACCATTCTTTGTCGCATCAATATGACTTATACCAGCTTTCTTTTGATTACCAAATAAAAATACTAATGAAGATGCTAACCAAATCGCTTCACCACCTTTACTTTTGATTTCAGGTTGACCGAATGGATTATCAGGAAGAAGAACCCAGGGTTGGTTAACAACAACTAAAGTGTTATAATATGGGTAATCTTCTTTTTTTGATTTTGAAATTCTTGAATGAATCCCCATTCCGATTTTATCGGCTAAAACTTTTGCGTTATGCATTCCACCACCTGAACCATCAAACGTCATCTTACAAGGTATTGACCCAATTGAGTCCCACAAAAATAATAAATTATATGGAATATCACCCTTTTCTTGTGAATCTAAAATATTATTTATAAAATCTGTTGCTTGTTCTATATAATCAAAGGAATCATTAAAGATAAACATTCCGTCCCATTCACCATCTTCGTTCTTGGTTGCTTCTAAACCTAATTCAACAGCGTGTTCCCAATTCCATTTCTTTTCTGTAATAATAAACACCGGTAAATGACCTTTTCTTTGGGCGTCGACAGCAGCTAAAATCATTGATGTTGTTTTTGAACTATTCGAATGTCCTAAAAACATATTGACACCACCCATCACTGGTCCTGGTAACCCACAAGCTTCCATAAATGCTTCGCCACAATTATAAAACGCTTCTGGTTTATATTTTGTTTTACTTGAGAACTTTGCTTTGATATCATCAAACTTAAACTCTTTTTTTCTTATTGCCATAAATTTCTTTTTTAAAAAATATAAGAAAAAATGGGTGTATTGTATATAAACACACCCACTTTATTTTACTAAAATTTAGAACGGTAATTCTTCGTCTATTTCATCATTAAGTTGTGGGTCAACAACTTTAACTTCTTCTGTTGTTTTAGAACCACCCATTGAAATTTCACTTTCTTCTGTGTTTGCGAAGATATATTTTCCGGCATCAGAATCCCATCTTGGTGTTTCACCACGAGCAATTGCTTCCAAATACTCTGTAGGTTTTTTAGAATAAACATCTTCCCAAGTAAGTTCATCATTAACCCATTCTGACATTGTATCACCATCTTCGTGAACCGGAGATGGATCATCATACATAACTGTTTGGATTACAGTATAGAACGCACCTTTTGGCGTTTTTGCTTTAGTTAATTCGAATTTAGGTCCGTCTTGTTCGTTATCACGGTCAATTACTTTAACAATATAAAACTTACGAGGTTTGTATTGTTTTGCCAATTCTTTGTCAGATTCTCTACCAGTTGACATAAGGACATCGTAAACTTCACTTAAAGGTGATCGTTCATTATCATTCTTTCCTGGATCGTAGAATTTTTGCCATTTACCATCAACGTTGATTTCGTGAAACCAAACTTCTTTGAATGGTGATGATCCATCTGGTGTAGGTAAGATACGAATCTTTTTTTGTGCTTGCTTTTCGTTGTCTTTAAGTATTGCAGCAAAATACTTTTTCATTCTTTCTTCTTGAGACATTTTTGAAGTGGAAGAAGAACCACTTTGTTTTGCATTCTCGTACTGAGCCAAAACCGCATCTAAAACATTGTTTGTCGCCATATATATTTGTTTTTAAAAGTTTACAATAGAAAGTATAATTAAAATTTGTGTCGCAGTCAATAAGTTAAAATAAAAAAAATGAAAGGGACAATAATGTCCCTTTTAAAATATTACATCATATCTGAATCTTTTTCGTCATAATCGTCAAAAGAATCTTCGATTTCATTTGTTGAATAACTATTAACCTCATCAGCGGTTAATTCATATTCTTTTCCAGTTTTTTCAAAATCTTCTTCTTTATCGTTAAAAAAATCTGATAATTTTTGATTAAATGGTCCGGAATCTAAAGTTCTTAATTCAAGTTTTTCTTTAGCAGTTTTAGGACGCATTTTTTCAATCTTTGTTTCTAAATTATCTATCTTTGAAACTAACTGATCCATATCAACCAATTTATCTTCTAAAGATTTTAATTGGTTAAATAGATTATCAAAATATTCATCTTGTTTATCTTTTATTGATTTTTGTGTATCAACAAGATCTGTTATTTCTAATTCTTCTTTTTCTGGTTTTCCTTCATCGTCTATAACTTCAACATCAGCATCAGCCTCAACATCTACCGGTGCTGGTGCCGCTGGTGCTGCCGCGGCCATTGGGTCAGCTGGTGCTGCTGCTGGATCTGCTGGTGGTACTCCTGCTGCCATAGGGTCTACTGGTGCTGCCATAGGGTCCGCCGCTGGATCTGCTGGTGCTGCCATAGGGTCTACCGGTGCCGCAGTAGGGTCTACTGCTTGTTCGGTAATATATTGATTGATTTTTTTAAATCTTGTGATTTCTTCTAATATTTTTTTATCGACACCCATTTTTATCCGTTTAATAATGTTTTTATACCAGTAGTTGTTTCAACTTGGATTTTTTTATTTGTTTTCATAGTGTTATCAACTCTTTCGATAAGACCATCTTTTTCTTTAACAACATAACAATCACCAGTATCTAAATCACATACTTGTTTCATTCCATTGCCTAATTCTTTTTCTGACATTCTGGTATTTTTACCCAAATAATTGTCTAATATTAATTTAGTATTACTCATATTTTTTTTATTATAAATATATCGTTAATGAATAAAATTAACTATTAACGGAATTAAATAAATCATTTGCTTGTTCTGCAGCATTTTCTAATTTTTTCTTATCTTGTTCTGTCAATTTATCATAAACATTACTATTTCTTATAGTTGGCCAAGAAGTTGTGTATATTTTTACAATTGTTTGTAATTTTTGGTTACTACTCATATATGTTTGTAAAATTGATGGTGCTTTTGATATTGCAAAATCTAAAAATTTTGCAGTTGATGTAAACTTAACCATAGGTATGTCTTTTATTGTTCCTCTATTAATACAATAATAATTTTTATCAACAAACGATATAAATGATGGTCCGTAGGTTTGGTCTAATGAAACTGATGAAAAATTATTTTCATACGCCTTCAAATTATTTCCACTACCAGAATCCATAAAAATTAAAATAAATAATAGTTGTCTTAAATAAACTTCTTTTTCGGTTTGTGCTGTATATCCATTTGCTCTAACTTTATCTCTTAATAAAACATTAAAATCATTTGCATTAATTGTTGTTAATTCTGGGTTTGCAACATTTGTAAATACTTGATGATATTTCAGCTGTTTCTTTCTTCTGTAATTGATCCTTTAATTTATCAATTATTTTAAAACTTAAAGCTTGGATAAAATTATCTATTTTTGGTAAATCATAAAATGGTTGTCTTGTTCCGGTAATACTTGTTTTAAAGTCACCTTCACTAATACTATGTGATATTTTAGTAATCATATATGGACCACTAAACATAGGAATATTTCTTAAATTAAAATACATCATAGGTTGTATCAACGCATTACCCATCATATCAATCGTACATTCATAACTTCTATTTTTATAAATGTTATATAATGATACACTTTGAGACCCTGTACCTCTGTTTCTACTTGAGTTTGCCATTTGGTTTATCATTTCAAGTGATTCTGCTGTCGGTTTTCCAACACTTTGTTGTAAATTGATTTGATAAAATATTTGTTGGTTTTGATTACTGAAATCAACATTGAACCCACATACTTTATTTGATTTATCCCAATTAGTTTTATTTAATTGATTTTCAAGTAGTGGGTTATCACTAGCCCTTCTTAAATCAAAAGCATCATCTCTAAATTTATAATCAGCATTATCATTCATTGCTAAGTGATTACTTGGGACACTCCTATAATAACACAAATATTTTGGTGAAGTATTTCTATAGTCCACATTTAAAAATGTTCCCCAGATAGAACTAGCGAATTCATTTGTTCCTTCAGCTTGTGGAACTGGATTTTTTACAGTTTCTTGTGCATTATAAAAATTACTATAAGCTGGTAGTGGGAAAAAACTAAAATTATTTTCAGTTAAAAGTGTTTTAACTATATTTTCCAATTTATTATTTGGTAATGTTGTTTCAATTAAATCCTTAATTTTAAAAATATCAACAAGAACTTTTTGTCCGACATCTCTACAAGCTCTATCAAATAAAAGTATATCTTCAAACAATGTTTTAGTTTTTAAATCAATACCAGAAATCCAAGTATCATTTAAAGATTTAAAAGAATCCCAAAGTTCATCCCTACTTTGGTCACCAACAAGTGGTGCTTTTTGGTCTGGGTTTTGTTTAACTATTGAAACATCAGGTAAACCACCTCTAATCCCTGTCATTAAATCATTTATTACATTTGTTTGGTATAGTTCACAAGTATCCAAATATGTATTCATAAGTGTAATGAACTTTGAATAATCCATCTTTGGGTTTAGTAGCTTCTGTGTTGCATATAATTTAATGATTGGTGCGAAATCCTTTATATTTTTTTGTGAAAACTGGACATTCATATCAACAAAGAAATCTGTAATATATGAACCATTGTCAGTATATTTCAATTCTGGTATTTCAGAAAATCCAACATAATATTCAAGGTCTTTCCAGGTTTCTGGGTATGCGGCTTTAGATTGTGCTAATGTAACACCACCACCAGCTGTTGGTAAAAATCCGGCCATACTTTGATTATAACCCTGATATCTAATTGGTTCTTCTAAAAATTTTGTTGAAAAAGTATAAAATAATCTTTTATCAAACATTGTTGGGTTTCCAAATCTAAAAACTGTGTCATATGTCATTAGACTATTAAATAACGATTGGAAATTTTGATTTTGTTTTGTTATAACTTCATCAATTAACCCTTCAGTTCCAATTGATGTTGGTTTTTCAACTTTCATTAACAACCTCATAAAATATTGGAAATTCTTAACCGCTATTTCTGTTTCGGTTTCTTCACCTTCTTCAGCTGGAATCATTGTTTTATAATCATAAATTGATCTACTATAATTCAAAAATTCTTCTTCAAAAGAATCTAAAACTTTTGTTTCAAATGTTGTGAATATTTCAGAAATTTTTGTGTATTCTGACTTATCACCATTTATTGAAAAATTTTCCTGTATTTTCTTGTCATTAAAAATTTGTTTTAGGTAGGAATCTGGATCTGGAATTTTAACACTATTATTATCAAAATATCCATAATTTGGTGCACCCCAAAACATTCTTGCTGAACCATTAAATACAGCTGTATTTCCAGTAATTTCTAATTTTAGATTACCATTTTTGAAACATTCATCATTAACTTGATTCTTTGTATTACCGAAAGATGGTAAAACATAATATTTTTCTTCATTAGTTAATTTTGATAAGACAGACCAAGGAGTTAGATTTAAATTTCGATTTGGGTTATTTGAATCAAATCCTGTTGTTTTAATTATTTTTGAATTTATATTTGTTGATAATACTAATTTCTTATTGTCAATTAGTGCTTGTATTTCACCTTGTCCGTATCCAGTTGTTTGTGCGTTGGTCACAAAAAAATCAGAAGGTTCGGAAACGAAGAATGTTGCTCCAGAATAATTTTGTGCCGTGTCAATAGTATATACTAAATTAGGATTTGTTGTTCCAGTTATTTTTGAAATTATTTTAGTTCCTGGTATAATATTAGGTCCTGCTATTTTCGCATTAACATCTAATGTCCCACCAGTAATAAAGGTTAATTCAAGTGTTGTTCCAGAAATATTACAAGTTCCATTTATTTTTGTTAAATTTTGTGATGGTGCAATTTTATAAATTCCAACACCACCAGTTGTCCCACTAATTTGTGAAATAATTGTAGTCCCCAAATCAACTTTAGGTCCGGATAGTGTATTACCAGGTGTTAAACTATTATCATTTACCGTATAAACAACCATAGTATCGTCAAACACATCACAAGTTCCGTTTAATTGTGTTGACCCACTAAATAATTTAAGTCCTTGTAAGAATACATTCATATCATCAATCAATTTTGGGTAAAAACCGGTATTCATATATGTTGTATATGAACCAGTCCCAAGATTTTGTGTTAAAGTGATATTTCTTTGTGTCCCATCAATATTTAATGTGTATGTTTTTGTCGTTGCCGAATTAACCGGATCATAATTTGATAAATAATTAAAGTCTTTCCAAGAATTATCTAAAATGTCCTTTCCTTCTCTGTTCCAAGTTTTATATCTGTGCCAGATTGACCCATATTTTAAAACCCAAACATATGGTAATTTATGGACCGCACCAAATTTTTTAAGTGTTGATACAATATAATCCAAATCTTCTGATGCGTCTTTTGTTTTAAATCTTTCTCTTAATGTTGCTGTTGGTAAACTATTAATAAAAAGATATGCTGCCGCTTTATATGGATTTAAATCCTTTGAGTTATATCTAAAATTAAATACACCATTTTGTATCGCATTTATGAAATACGGTGTATTCATCATTGATGTTGTTTGTTCTTCACTTAAATTACCATTATAACCAGAATAATAAACATTACCTTCAGTTATAAACTGATCTTCAATTTTTCTATTTCTATAAAATTGTTTAAGGTTTGAATTTATAGTTTGATTAAATATATCTGTAGTATAATTAAAATTAGTTATAGGTCTTTTAACGTCAGTAGTATCATCACTTTTAAAGTTTGTGATTGTTTTTTGTGTTGTATTATAAACTAATGTTTTATTTGTATTAAAAATTTCATTAACACCATTTGTTCCTTTACCATTCGCTAAATAATCTTTACACCAATCAAGATTTGTTATTGGATACATATCGGTAAAATCAAATTGATTACTATATGTTTTTACTTGAATGTAATCTTCAATTTTATTTTGTTGTGTTGCCGAAACATTTGGTTGTGATGAAGGACTTAATAATAAGTTTCTATTAAATAACTGAAAAGGTGTGTTTGTTTTATTTTTAATATATGGTGTAACAAATTCACCCCTAATAAATTTTTGCCAACTTTCCCCTTCTCCTTGATTTGATATATGTCTTAAAAATGTTTGGAAGTTCGCACCATCAATTAAATATTGTTTTAACTTTTTGATTAAAAACGGATTATCAGATCCCAAGGATTTAAGTGCATTTATTTTTTCATTTTCAGATTCAACTAAATAAACACTTGATTGATAACCATCTACCCTACTTAATTTAGAATAAAAAGTATTAACCATAACCCTTTCGTAAATTTCATAATAGAATTTTACTTCTTCTTTATTTTGAAAGACCTCATTTGACACCGGAAAATCTACAGCGTTTAAACTTAATCTCATTGGTTGTTGTTCGGAATTATTCGAATCACCCAAATCCGGTTCTGGTGCTTCCCTTTCAATAAAACCTTTTATATATTCTTCAACAAATTCAACTTCAGGCCATAACTCCGGAATATATGCTTTTGTTATTGAAGATAGTTTTGGATCTCCAGGATATTTCAAAGCGAATTTTTCTTGTGAATCATCACCTTGTGATTCAAGAATGATTTGTGGCCAAGGATATATTGGTTCAGTAGATTGTTGTGCATTTTTAACATCAACACTCTGAGCTGTAGTTGTTCCGAAAACAGATGCTCGTCTGTATGGGTCGTCTCTTACTTCCCATGCAGCATTATGGACATCATCCATCAATCTTAAAAAAGCTTCACCTTGGGCGTAAAAAACCGCAAGAATATTTCTAATTGTTGGTTTAAACCCAATACCACTATCTTTTCTTGCTAATTGTTCTCCTAAATTATCTGTAATTTGTTTTTCAATTTCAGCTCTTAAAGTTGTTAATTCTTTTGCTGCTTGATTACAAATATCATTAAAAGTTCCTTTTCCATCAAAAACAAAATATTGGTTTGATGGTATTTCATTAGTTTTCGTAGTTGTAAATTCCTGAACTAATGTTCCACCGGATGTTGTTTTACCATAAGCTTCATTAAATGATTTAGTAAAATCAACGTCATTTATTGTGATTGTTTTTTTAAATTTATCTATTGTAACATTTACTGGAACTTGACTCTTTGTTTGTTTTCCACCAACAGTATAACTTCCATTTTTACCGGCAACACTATTAGCTTCTAATTTTTTTGTAAAATCTTTAATAATACCATTAAGTTCTGTTATTGCATCATTTTTTTTCTGTGCTGTATCATAATCTTTACTAAAGGTATATACTTTTGTGTTGTCGGTTAAAACAAGTGGGAATTTAAAATCCATATATGTTCTATACCAAGAATTGGTATCAAAAAATACTTTCTTTTGAAATTCGGTTAATAATGTTTGGAAATTTTCAAGTTCAGTTAATGATCCTAAATTTTCTTTTGTGAATTTTTCTAATATATCCTTAATGAAAGTATCTAACTTACTCTTTAATTGGAATAAACTATATTCCGGAAAATCATCATCAATTAAACCTTTTGATTTATATTCGGAATATAATTCCTTCATTTTTTGGTAACCTCTTGAAACAACAACTGGTTTTACATTGTCCGATGATTGTTTTGAAACTCCGTTAGTTGGTTTTGATCCTCCTTGTGAAACTTGATTTGGACTTACAAATGAATTATACATATGTGGAACAGCAAGCATATGTCCCCAATTTATATAAGACATTACACCATATTTGTAACCATATAATTTTAAACTAATCTTAAAATTTCCAGATGTGTTATCAAAAGTAGAATTAAATGTCTGTAACATAAGTGGCATCCTAACGGCTTTACCATAATACCCCTTTAATGTTAAGTAAAATATTGGGTATGGTAATTGAAAGAACGCGGCATATGGTGAGCTATTTCCACCTTCAAATAACGCTCTACCTTTAACATCTTCTAATTGGATTGTTACTTGTGGGTAAAAGCTTGTATCAATCGCAACTTCAATACTTTTAATACCTAAAAGTCCATTATCTACAGCACCAGGTGTTCCGTTTGATGATAATGATTGTGAAATATAATAATCATCAGATTTCTTTGGGTTTTTAACCGCATTTAATTTTGGTTGATTAACACCTTCACCTTTAATAGCACCCTTACCTGTTATTTCATCAGTCCAATTATTATTCATAAATGTCTTAAACCCAGGATTTAAGAAATTTATTTTTCCAACTGAAATTGTTCTTACATTATCATTAAGTGGTGCACCAATTGCTAATTTTGTTCTGGGAACGACACTACACTCAAGGTTAGCATACATAACCAGATTTTCTTGTTTGACTAATCTATCTTTAACCTTACCATCTTGATCTATTACTTTGTTTGGGTCAATAAGGGATATGTTGTCGTAATCAAATTCTACTAAAATATTTTCTCCGTTATCTACCATAATAGAAGAAGTGGTTGTTTAATTCGTTATTATAATCTTGTAATGAACTTAGCAAAGGAAATGGAATTGTCAATATTGCACCATCAGGAATACTCCATTCGGATCCGGAATATTGTGGATTTGCTTGTTGGATTAACCAACCAAAAAATGGTGATCCGTAAAATTGGAAAGATATTTTATCTAATCTTGATTGTCCGGCAATATAAATATAATTCTTATCCGTAGCTTTTGACGGAATGGTTATGTAAGGAACAACTTGTTGTTTTCCATCTACTAAAAATTGATTATATCTATTATAATATTGTAAGTTCATATTAATTAAATTTTACTTTTCCATCAAAAGTTTTAAAGTCATTATTTAAATTATTTATCGAATACAAGTCTGTTATTCTTTTTTGTTGGTCGTTTGTACCATCAGTTGGTATTAAATAATCAAGAACATATTTATCATTTTCGTTAAGTGGTGATTGGATTAACGACTTATATGTATCAGAATCTTTTATCTTAGCGTATATATCTATATTAACTTTTGTATAACCATTAAATAATATCACACAAATATTCATAGCCTTATCTATTTCAGTTCCTACTAAATTTTTGTCCCTATAAACCTGACTATCTAATAAGAAAGTTTTTAATGAATTTCGACTATTTTCAACAAAAAATGTTTGTGCCATAATTTGATAAAACCTATTTGTCGCATCATCTTCACTTATTGTTGAATTACCGAAAGCCCAAGACTCTGGTTTTTTACTAAAATTATTATCAACTGATTTTTTACTATAATTATTATCAATAAATAAAGCGGCAGATGGTTTATAATGTTCTTTATTCAAAAACAAATATTTATCTTGTTGGATAATGTTTGTTGGTTCATCAAAGAATGTTATGTGTTTATCTTTAATCTTTGTATAATTATTTTTAAATAAATCATATGTGTCACCAGATAAGTTGTAAACAACTGGTTTGTTTTCAGAATTTAATGAACCATCAGTCTTTGTTAATATTAAATTAAATTTTCTAATATTTTGAATATAATCTTGCTGATTATTTACCAAATTTGAAATATCATTATTTAATTTTAATGAAAAATCAGATTGTAAACTTTCAATAAACAGAATTAATCTTCTTTCTAATTCTCTTTTTTCAGTATTTTTTAACACCTTACTTTTATCAATTTCAACCATAAAAGGGTCGTTTCTTTTTTTAACATCTGAAATACTTTCACTGAATAATTTATTAATCTTATCTTCTATTTTATTTGGTTTTCCATAAATTGGTAGTTTTGACGAAGTTCCATATTCATCAAATTTACCTTCACTAAAATTTCTATCGTAATATAATAAATCAACAATCCCAATGTTAAAATTCTTAACAAGTGTTGTGTGTGTATCTATAACTGTATCAAAATACTCTTTTGTTTTATTCCAAAAATCATTCATTTGACTTGTATAATCAATTTGAGTATCCGACAATATTGTCCCAATCGTATTTCCACCTTTTTTAGGTTGTGTATTTTTAATTTCGGCAACTGAAACTGGTGGTTGACTAGCTAATATTTTTTCAACAACATATTTGTCTCTAGCACTAATATCTTCAGTAGCTGTTGCTCTTTCATCATAAATTTCCGTATTAGCGTAAAAATTAAATGATAGTGCATTTTGTAATTCTTCTACTGGTTGTTTTAGTCCGTGTCCACCAATAAAATCAAACCCTAATGTTACTTTAACAATCATTGGTTGCACACCAATACCTTCTGGATTTAAATCATATTTTGCTTCTTCATATGAAAATGATAAACTATTTGGGACAATTTTACTATGGTAAAAGTCGCCAACTCTTAAAACCAAAATTGGTGGTGCACCAAAAGAAGTATTTAAAGCGTCATTGTATTTTGGTCTACCATCGGCACCAATAATAGGAATTGTTTGTCCTGGTCTAACACATTGATTTAAAAATGTTAATCTACCATTTAAACCTTCAGGTGTCATTGAATGGAATGCTGGGTTAAAATATTTAATCTTATCTTTAATTGATTGGAAAATCATTGGGTCAGATTCTTTTAACACCTCAAAATAATCACATTCAGAAAATAATGTTCTTAAAACTTTTTTTGAAATACCATCTTTAATTTTTTGCTCCACAGTAATGTTTGGTGATGGTTTAATTGTTTGAGCTGGATTAGTTTGAACGCTTGAGGCTTGTTCCTTTTTTTCTTCAACATTTGGTGTTGGTTTTTTTTCTTCACCACCACCGCCAGTTTGTTTTTTTGGTGGTTGTTTTGCTTTAATGTCTTTAATTGTAACCCTTCTACAAGCCATAGCTGGTATTGAATATATTTCGGCCGCTGAAGTTACTTTATATGTATTACCGGTTTTTATATTAAGGTTAGCACTACAATTCACTGTGTCAGCTAATACACCATCTTTACCAGATGAATTAACAACGGTTGCGTCAGTTTTAACTTCGGTACTTGTTTTTGGTATTACAGCTGTTTCACCCTTTGGGTTACCTTTAACTGTTAATTTTTTATCCTTAATATAATCTTCAAAAGATTTTCCGTTTTTATCTTTTTGTTTCCTAAACCATTGTAATACCGAATCAATCCTTCTTTCAGATAAAGTTTGGTTATATGCCACGGTTTGTACCGCAGATGCGGAACCAACTAAATCTACAGATACTTCACCACCATTAAGTAGTATTTCTGCAATTTGTGTTATAAGAGTATCTTTGATTACTGTAAAATTACCTTCAATAACTTGTGTAAAGAAATCTGGAATACCAGCTTTACTCCATTCTTTATATGTTCCATCACTTTCTTTTGAATATGTTATGGTTGGTGCTGATGTATCATATTTTCCTTTATTACCGACATATCCACTATACCAACTATCATATGGTTGACTAGCGGTTTTACTCCAACTTCCTTTACATTCAGGACAATCATTATCAAAATAAAAAGCGTAATTTATGAATTTTGATAAATCCACATCTTCAAGAGCGTTTGTTGTGTTATTTTCAACTTTAGTTTTAGCATCTGTCGGTGATGTGTCAGCGTTAGTACTACTTCCAATAGTTTTATCTGCTTGTTCTGGTTGTTTAGGAATTTCAAATGCAACTTGTCCCAATTCTTCAGATGTTAATCTTGGGTTATTTAATACTTGTTGGTATGTAAATAAATCCCTTGTCGGTATTGTGTTAAATTTAATACCCAATTCATATAAATCATATTTCAAACAACCAGCAAAGAATGAATCCAACATTGAATCGACTTTTTGTGGGTCTATTTTTTTCAATTGTTTTTGGACGATTGTATTCATTACCGCCGGATGATCCACAATTATTTTCCAACTTATTGAACCTTTTCTTGTTGTATTTTTATATGTATATATCGGTTCTGGTCTACCTAAAAACGATGTCTTATTAAATTCTGGTGTGCTATCATCAGAAAATGTTAAATCGTATGGTGGAAACCACATTATTCTACCACCATTTGGTCCTTTTTCACATACCGGTAAATCATCGTAAGTAAATCCGGGTCTATCCGAAGTTCTCCAAGCGAGATTCTCAATTGAAAACATATATTTCTTAACTTTATTATCAACAATATTCGTTGATCCAGGATTTTTAAGTGGTGCAATATTTAAATTGTACGCTTTGTCAAATATTGAGTATGAAAATTTTCTACCTTCTGTTGTGATACCATCAGATTTTTGTAAATCGGCGTATGTGTAATATGGTGTATCTTTTGTAAAAACTCTACAATATTCAATACCATCTTCATTTCCATCTGAATTATTTTTATAAGATAAAACTTGCGAACCTTTTGTTAATTCTTTGTAACCATCATTAAACACTTTTGATACTTGATTAATTGCATTACCGACGTGTTTTAATCTTGATTGACCAGTAACCTTATCTGCAGATTCGATTAATCTTTGGGTATCATCTAAAATTGAACCTTCTTTAAATGGAATTTCTGTTGATTGATAACTGGAATAATCAGCTCTTATTGTTTCAAATTCTTGGTCTAATGATGTTACTTTACCACCAACACCTTGCTTGAATCCAGCATTATCTTTATATTTTGGTGATGTCCAAACAAATTGACCTGAAATACCACCACCATTACTTAATGATTTTCCTTTAAGACCATTTACAATTTTACTTTCATTACCTTCATATAATATACCTAATTCTTGTGGTCCATAAACAATTGTATTTATTTGTCTACCACCAGGTCCAACTGGAATTTGATTCGCAGGAGAATCAATCTGTGATGGTTCAGCTTCTGGACTTCCAACATAATATCCACCAGTATTTGGTTTATCTGGATCAAGAATTCTATCAAGTCCAGTTGTAATACTTTGTAATGGTCCTCTGGTATATTTTGGTCTATATTTGTTATAATCTAATGATGAAAATAAAATGGATCTTTGTCCGTTTCCGGTATTAGCGACAAATGTTTCAGATGGATTTCTAAAAACATCAAGTATTGGACCTAACAAACCACCGGTAACACCATTAACAACATTTAATGCTTTTTCAAGTTTTGGTGCTTGGAAATTAACATCATTAAAATAATCACCTGGAATTGT